TGATTGGGTTGTAGACCCTTTTGTTATAAACCTTTCTGTGCGAACAGGAGGGGTTTTGACTGGGGCTGTTACGCAATACGAAAAGGTTTTGATTACAGACCGAAGCACTGACACGATTTCTCTCCCGGTTGCTAGTGGGTATCGTGGGTTCGATGGAACAACTCCCAACTCGTTTTCTGCCGATGATTTTGTTACGGTGGAGGTTGATCAGTCTATTCCTGATGGATTAAGGATTGCTCTGGCGACAGCGTTTAGAAACTTTTTATTCCGAGGCGGAGAACTACCTATGACTGCACCACTCGCAATGGGAGCAAATGCCATCACTGGAGTTGAAGACCCGACAGACGACCAAGACGCCGCTACGAAGAAATGGGTTACAGATAATTTTGTAGGAGCGGAAGTCGCTGATGATGTTTTGCGAATCGTAGGAAGTGCGGATGGAACAAAGAAACTTGCCTTTGAGGTTGATGGGATCACAACAGAAACAACGAGGACGCTAACGGCGCAAGACAAAGATTATATAGTGGCAGATGACGCAGATATACCCAAAAAAATTCAATCTGGTTCACGAGTGTCCGCCTATAATGGTAGTTCGACGGGGAATGCGACTGTTACAAGTTATTCAGAATATAAAGACACACTTGGGGATTTTAATGCAACGACAGGAATTTATACTTGTCCAGAAGATGGAGACTATTTAATACACTTTGGAGGGAACCCACCAGCAATATCCGCTGAAGTAGAATCACATTCGCTAACACTAAAAAAGAATACATCAACTACAATACAAGTAATTTCTATTTCTGGAGGAACACAAGACGCTATTAGTGCTAGTATTGGAAGAACAATCATTCTTCCACTTGTGGCAACAGATACACTTCAAATTGATGCTGACAGTGATGGTAGTTTTAGCTCTTGTATTATGACAATCCAAAGGCTTCCTTAATACATAAAATTTCAATAACCCACTCTATTAAAGAAATACTAAATGGCAAAAAAGTTCGCTATAAAAATCTACAATAAATCTGCCACTTTCCAAAAAAATCTTTCGGAGGATATTATAGAAAGTGACATCTCCTTCACGCAACAAATTAACGGCGGGCAGGGAGAGCTTTTAATTGATCTTGCAATTCCTTTTGATGATATTCCGTCCTACATAGCCCTTTTTAATTTTGTTCGAGTCTATGAAGTCGATACAAGTAATCCAACAGGGCGATTAATTTACACCGGATGGGTTTCTCAGGTGGTTCCCTTTTCCGATGGAAGCAGAAACGGAGTCAGGGTTATTTGCCTCGGGCTTGTTTCTTTGCTTACGCTTTCCAAATACAAAGACGGAGCAAGTTTTGACGTGGCGCAATCGTCCGTGGACCCGAGCGCGATTATTGCGGATATTATCTCCACGTTTCAAACAGCGTACCCGCCATCCGCAGGGTTTGAATGGATTGGAACGGACGCTGTCACTGGAATCAGGGCTGGCAGTAATGTCGACGCCATTGGGACAAATGTGACTTACACCTTTCAAAAACTAAACTGGCGGGATGCAATCGATATTGTGTTCGGACTTTCCGACCCGGGATGGTACTGGTTCGTGGACGCGGGTGGAGATTTCTTTTTCAAGGAAAAATCTGCAACACCGGATCACACTTTTGTAATCGGTCGGAACATCCAAAGTATCGAGGTTCCAAAATCAATCGAAGAGATTATCAATGACGTGACCGTGGCATACAACGGCGGGACTCAAAACGCAACGGACGCGACTTCGATTACTGCTTATGGAATACGGGCGGAGTATATCGACAGAACTGCCGACACAAACGACGCAACAACGGCTCTGCAAATTGCCACAAAGGAAGTTGAGGATAATAAAATCTCAAAAGTAGAGGCTCGGATGACGATAAATAACACCTACGACATTGAATCAATCCGTCCCGGGCAGACATGTCAGGTTCTAAACTACAAGAAGGATGCGAATCTTTTTGAGTCAAATATGCTCATCGTTTCCACGAGCTACAAAAACGGGGACTCGGTTGAGTTGAGACTCGAATCAAAAAAGGATATCGGGACAGAATTGGGAAAGTTTGTTGACGCAAAAACTTCTTGAAGATAGAATGTTTGTGTTTACTAACTTTTTCACATGAAAAGCTTTCTCACGTCTAAGGTTCTCTGGTTCAATGTTATCACATTTATTTTGGGGGGGATTGGAGCCCTCGGAGATATTTCGGTTATTACTCCTGAAGTTCTCGTGTTCATCGTAACGATCGGAAACTTCTTATTGCGATTTGTAACAACAAAAGCAATCAAATAATGGAAAAAATTGACCTTGGCTTCTGGCTTCCAGTTGTCCTGGGGATCCTGGCAATAGGGAAAATGATTATTGATTCCTATGCCAGGATGACAAAACCAAATATTAAGCAGGACAAAGAATTGATCGGAATTAATAAGGATATTTCCTCGATTCAATTTGAAATGAATCTAATCAAAACAAACCATCTCTCTCATATTGAAAAACAAATGAAATGCATAGGGGAGCGAATGGTTCGGATCGAGACAATCCTCGAAGAACGATTACCCACGAAAAGATGAAAACAGACCAATGGGACGTATAAACTAAAAAGCCACAGGATTTGTTCTGCGGCTCTTTTTTTTAAAAGTGCTATACTGTGACCACTTTCCCATTTACTCTCGACACGGCGAACTCTTTGCCTCGGACGAGGTATTCTTTGTCGATCGCATCGAATGAAATGTAGCAGGACATCAATCTTTTAATGTATTTGTATTCAATCCAGCAAACTCCCGGTTCATCTCTCTCGAGTACCGGCAGGTCCATTCCGCATTGCATCAGTTCAGATTCTACAAGTTCAAATGCCCCAGCCTCTCCTTTGTCGTCATCCCATCCTGTAACGGTTAGTGCGTGGCCACTAAGTGTTTTTCCATCGGCTGGAACATAGAAGCTGGTTTTGATCATGTATTCACAATTGTCCATTCTGTGCTCGATCAACCATTTCCATCGAACACCTGTACCGATCGGCCGATGAAGAAGAAGCCATTTTTTGAAAACATCGACCGTCATGTCCTCAAGTGAGATTCTTCGGTTTTCTGTTTCCGGGAACCCCTGGCAGAATTTTTTAAAAATTACCCAGGCATTCTGGAGCGTGTCACCCCATTTTCGATCTCCCCCTGTTTTCTCTTGCTCTCTCCATTGGGCCTCTCCATCAAAAATGGCCAACACTCCATTCCATATTGTGTTTTGGATCCCGGCACAAATAATTCTCATGTATGCCGTGCAGGAATTCTTTGATTGTTTCGGGATCTTCCATCCGAACTTTTTTGCTTTTTCCCGGAGCGAGAATTTTCTGGGCATTTTTACACCATCAAAGGCGGGCTTTGGGGCGATCTTTTCAAACGGGCTCGGGGCATCAATTGCTCCGATTGGGGTGTTTATGTTCTCTGGGAGTGTTGGGACGTAGATGTGTTTCCTGTAGAGCCAGATGACGATTTTTAGAAGTATCATGTTTTGACTTTATTCCCGGGCCCGGAAAAGTAAAGATGTTTTGATGTTCTGTTTTCTGATTTTAAGATTCAGTTGTCTGAAAATATACAAAGGAAAGGATAGGATATAAAAGAATACTAAAACAAGTAGCTATTTTTTTCTTTTGTGTTCTATAATGGGGCATGGAAAAGTTGAAAGAACAAAGTGATCCACAGCTTGCCCATTTGATTTTTGAGCTCGGGGAGAAGTATCCGGTCCTAATTGATGGCGAAAGAATGGATCCGATGAATGAAATTTATGGACTGTTTGATGCAAGGGTTGAGATTTCGCTACAATCTCGGAGGAGAATAATTCTTGCCCTCGGAGCAATTGGCCAATTTATTCTAGATCTTGAAAATGCATGGGATGCCGATATTCAGCCGATTCTTTGAAAAAAGTTTTGACATTAAATTAAATAGAGTTTAATCTTTTTGTGGTGGGGGGTGACCATTACTCTAGTAGTGCACCCACGAGTAGTGGATTTCAGGGGGGAGGAATCGCCGAAAGGCACCGTAGATCCTTTGGCCCCCACTTCTAAAAAAACAACATGAAAAAACTAGACCTCAAGACGTACATGGGGAAGCCTGAATTCGAGAAGGTTTCATCGCCTCCAAAATTGGCAGACCGCATCGGAGAAATTACAGGGGAACGTCCGACGGATGTCACCGTTTGGGGCTGGGTAAATAAGGGCCGGAAGCCGTGCAACAAGAAGTGGCTGAAAGCTTTGGCTGGTGTTTTTAAAGTTCAATTTGGCGAACAGTTCTTTCTCTCATGAAAAAATGCACAAACTGCAGTTCTCTAGTGGATCCGAAAAAGGTTATTCCTGGGAGCTTTTTTATTGAGTTGGTTTTGTGGCTTTGTTTTCTTGGAACCCTTGGCACACCGTTGGTGTGGATCTGTTTTTTCGTTCTTGCCTTTTGCTACTCTGCGTGGCGGGTACAGAATAAAAAGCAGATCTGCCCTAATTGTGGCTTTCCTTATCTCTCTAAATTATGATCTACGCAGAAATCCAGCTCGAACAAATACCGTCATCCATTCAGGGGGTTCGCCCTCGGATCGACTTTAGCTTTGTTTTTTACGGAAAAGAAATTGACGAGAAGTTCTGGTCCGAACGGATCGAACAGCACATGAAGAAATTAAAGAAACCAACGGACAAAGACGTGTTCCGGTTCTTTGCAAATGAAGGATGGGTCCGAACGGGTCCGCTTCATTTCTACCGTCACAGTGCTGACCCAGAGAAAAAGTAGTAAAATGATTTGACTTTACATTAAATCTGGTTTAATATGTTTGTGAAATTAAAAACAAACATGGCTTATTCCAAGAAAGACATCCCAGACGGAAAAACACTTTTCATCATCAAGTGGCTTGATAATGGGGAGGAGAAAGAAATACCATTCCTGGCGGCCCTACCGATGGACAAGCAGCTTGCATCCATTGTTGTTTTTGGTCGTGCGTATCGCCTTTATTACATCGGATCGAACCGGGACGCAGCAGAGCGGGCCCTGGAGGTTGATGATGTTGCTGAAATCAAAGGGCATAAAATTACACAATTAACTTTTGCAAAATGCGGAGAATAAAAAAATGGTTTCGGTCCCAATGGACTTGGGAAGGTCGACGGTTGAACAAACATCAGCTCGACACGGTAGCACTCATGCTTGCTATCTCAATGATATGTATTGTATTTGCTGCGGTCGCCGTTGTACTTTCTAATCGTGTTGTTTACGGATGAAAAAACTTTTAATACTAATACTCGGCTTCGGTTTAATTCTCTTTTCTGGTTGTTCTAAATTGCCAGAGGGGATGTATTGATAATAAAATAAAATGAAAGATTTGCTAATTCAGTTCAAATTCAAAAACAATATTTTAGAGAAAGCTCTTCGTGCGAAAATGGAAGAGTACGGTTGTGAAACAATAAGTGATTTCGCAAGAAAAGTGTTTGATAGAAACCATAAAATAAAATGCTCTTATCTTAGTTCGTATGGGACGTTGCGGAAAAACCCAAGAAATAAAAACACAGGAAAATTCAAGGATTCTGCAATCGAGGTTTCTAAAGTTTTAGGAGTGCCGTGTGAAGAATTATTTCCTGCTGGGTTGTATGCTTATGCTTCGCTCGGACAATCTTTGCCACAAATAGAGCTTGAAACAGAGAGTGATAAATATATCGGGCTTGATTCGCCAGAGGTGTTGGCTCTTGATTCAGGTTTTGATACTCAGAAGCAGACAATTCAAAGGGAATATCGAGAGGGGTTTGAAAAACTTTTCCTCAATTTATCCTCTCGGGAGCAACAAATAATCAAATTCAGGTTTGGATTTGACGATGGAATCCCTCGAACTTTGGAAGAAACAGCAAGGATTTTCAATGTTACAAGGGAAGGGATCCGGCAATATGAAGAGAAAATCTTAGAAAAATTGAGATATTTACCTATTACAAAAAAAATCTTTAGCGAAAAATTTTAATGAAAAATAAACTATTCATCGGTATCATCATTCTTACTTTTCTCGCTCTCGGGATAGGGGTTCTGGCGAACTCTAAGGAGGTAACGCTGAATCGGCAGTATAATTCCTACGGAGATTCGACTGCAGAAAAAAAACTCGCCTACGACCAACAGAAGGCGAAGTACGACAAGGTCCGGGAGGAGATGGAAGAAAAAGAAAAAGAGCTCCGGGATGCCTGGAGTGAAGAACAAGAGGCGCAGGACGATGTCCGGTGTGAACTTGCAAAGTTGAAGCTCTTAAATCTGTATAAAATAAACCAGGTTGATTTTGAACTGCGGAATGTCATACAAGAGTATTGCGACGAATTGCCCGCCTGGTTCGATGATTACAATTGGATCTGGGACATGATGGTCGATCTTGATAATACAAACAGAGATGCTCCACCACAGTAAAATTCCACGCAGTAATCGATTGGCCGACTGGCTTGCCTTTTATCGGCAGGCTCGGATGCTTTCAAACCATCACAATCCGACGGTCCGGGCGGTTGCTCGGCGAAACTTGAACACAATGCTATTCGTAGAAGACAACAATAGTCACAACCTCGCAAGCGAAAATGAAAAATAAACTTGCACAAAGATTAAATCTAGTTTAATATCCCCACGACAAATAAATCCACCAGATGACACATCCCTATGATCAGTATCTCTTAAACCAAGCGGAAGCTCAATTCTCTGCGGAAGAACACGCACAGCGTGCCCAGAATGAAACCGAGCGGCTTGAATTTGAGGAGGACGCTGTTCTGCAGGGTGACTATTCTTTATCTACCGCCAGATGATTATCAAAATTTTCAGCGATGACGAGGAATTACTTATCTCTCAGAACTGGTATGACGACTCGAGCGATGACACCAATGAAGAACTTTTTTGGTCCGCTATCCGGTCGGCAAAATCCATCCAAGAGAGGAAAAATTTAATCCCAGAAGACGATGATTGATTTCTACGAATTCAGTTGCAAGAAGGTTGATAATGTTGGCAGAACTTGGTACACAGCCACCGCTCAATTAAAAAAAGATGGTTGCCGATCGCACGCTTGCGGTCCGACACCAGAAGATGCCATTCGGGATGCCTTTGGAGGCATAGAGAAAGCTCAAAAAGTTTTTGACAGTTTCAAATGATATTCAATCCAACAATCATGAACGACCCATTTCTGAACCCTCAAAAAACGGAGGTGCATCTCACAGATGGTCTGGCCCGAATCTTTGGGCTCATGGAGAACCAGGAAATGTACAAGCGTTTGAATCGAAACGAAAAAGAAGCCTTTAATAAAAAAACTCAAAATGGATAGAAAGACTCTCGCAGAATCGGCAATGGAAAAGTTGAAAGAACCATTTATGGAGATTCCAATGGAAGAGAAGCTGGATCTCGTGTGGAGACATCTCTCTGGTGAGCTTTTACAGAAGCAGGTGCTCGGAGCACTTCAAGAATACTATCCAACTTTTACGTCTACAAATCATGTGTACTGTTTCGCCGTTCAGGTATTCAGGTACTCGATTAAGACCGGACTTGTAATCAGAAAAAAAGATGAATGAAGAACCAATAATCAAGCGTGCGTTCGTATCCAAAACCTCGGACAAAATCTATTATGCCAAGGTGTTTGAAACTCACGATCACTGTACTTGCCCTGGTTTCAAGTTTCGAGAGAACTGCAAGCACGTGAAAGAGCTAAAAGAAAAGCTCGCAGAAAGAAACCACCCTTTTTAATCCCCTTATATCATGGACGGAAACGCCATCACTACCGAGCTGAAGAAGTACCAGCCGACCGATGCAACAATCGCATCGTGGGAAAAGTACTTGACCCTTACGATCGAAGACCTCGAAGACAAAGAGGCATTTCAAAAAGTGCACGAGGCACGGATGATTGTCCGGGAAGGACGAATTCAAGTTGAAAAAATAAGAAAGGATCTGAAGGCAGATGCTCTTGAATATGGTCGCCGGGTTGACGGAGAGGCGAAGCGCCTTTTTAAGATGATCGAACCAATCGAGGAACATCTCAAAGCAGAGGAACAGAAAATCGAAGACGAAAAAGAACGGATCCGTGTAATGCACGAACAGGCAGAAAAGAAGCGCCTTGAGGATCGTGTAAATATTCTTTTAAAGAGTGGGATGGCCTATAATCCATTGTCTCCACCAGAAAATACGGAGTACCTTTTTTTGGATTTCAAAATCAGCCTTGATGAAATAAAAAACATTTCAGATGAAGGCTTTGCAAAGTTCGCAGAGGATGTTTCCAAAGCAAAAAAGATTGAGGACGCACGGATCGCAGAAGAAGAGAAAAAGAAAAAAGAGGAGGCGGAGGCGCTCGAAGCAAAAGCCGCAGAGCTGAAGGCTCGGGAAGAAGCACTTGAAAAGAAGGAGGCCGATGCAAAAAAGGCAGAAGAAATAAAGGAGGCAACTGACAAAGCCACAAAGGAAACAGAGGAGCGCTTGAAAAAGGAAGCAGAGAGAAAGGCCCTTGCTGAAGCTGAGGCAAAGCGGATCGCAGACGAGAAGGCAAATAAAAACAAAAAGTATCTTGCGTTTTTAGAAAAGAACGGAGCCTCGAAGGAAGAAATTGAAGCAGGAGATTTTTTAATTGATAGGGATGGGACGCAGTTCCGGCTCTACAAGTTGGTTGATATTATTGATATAAAATAAACTTGCATTTGCATTAAATATCATTTAACATTGAATCCTACCTAATCCCCCCCCATGATGTCAGAACAAGACAATAAACTACCGGTCCTCGCAGACCTCTACGCTGAAAAGGAAATAGTAGAAAAGGAAAATAATCTCAACATTCTTTTGAATGCAGAACCGAAGGAGGGCTGGACCCGGGACCATCCTATGGCGAAAGGGGTCAAGTTTATTCCGATCGGGATTGTTGAGTATCTCTTAACTTCTATTTTCAAGAAGTGGCGAGTGGAGATTCGCAAGACGGAACTCATTGCGAACTCGGTCGTTGTTACTATCCGGCTCCATTTCAAAGACCCCATTTCTGGGGATTGGGAATGGCAGGACGGGATTGGCGCAAGCCCCATCCAAACAGACAAGGGGGCGGCTGCTACGGATTTCACAAAAGTGAAGAATGACGCAGTGATGAAGTGTGCTCCGGCGGCAGAATCTTTTGCAATAAAGGACGCAGCAGAGAAGCTCGGGAGAATCTTTGGGAAAGACTTGAATCGAAAAGATGTAATGACCTACGAGTCTCTAAAAAAGAAAGCGGTCGATGTTTCTAAAATCAAAAAATCAGAATGAAAAAAGATTTTATATGTTATTCGGATAATACTAGCGGAATGGGGAGGAGTAGATCTGGAAGGATCCGAATTGAGCGATTCCCTTTTGTAGGTAAAAAAATTATCGTTGGATTTATTCCATTGGGGCAACATCAACCGAAACATTATTCTCTTTTATCTAAAAACGAAGTACTAAAAATTGTCAATTTCTTAAACCAATAAAATGAAAAAACCAAACTTACCGGCAGCGGGCATCGATCCATACATCGAAGCAAACAGGGGCTTTCTAACGGCCTCAAAACTCAAGCTCTTTATGAAGGATCCCTATATGTATTGGGTCAAGTACGAACTTGAACTGGATGTGGGGGACAAGGTTGAGACTTATTTCCAACTCGGGACGGCATTTGATGATTTCGTGTCCTACGGAGAGCTTGAATTTTGGAGGCGGTACGAGATACTCGAACCAAGAAAAAAACGCACTGAGGGGGCACAGAAGCTCCAGTTTACCAATTCAGACGGAGCAGTATTGCTCAATATGATGAAGGAGGCTCGAAGGCAGACACTTTTTGATCTCTCGGGAGAGTACAATCCACAGGTTGAGATCAAGTGCGAGTACGAAGGAATTAAATTGAAGGGCACGTTGGATCGTGAAAACGAGAAGATGATCCGGGACACTAAGACAATGTCGCCCCCGGGGAAGATGGCATTTTCGAAGATGTGCTGTTTGAGTTGTGTTGATTTTGATTACTTATTCTCTATGGGGTTCTATCGTGTACTCAGGTACATCCACTCGGGGCAAAGAAAAAAATGCATCTGCGACTTTTTTGGCAAAGGGGATCCGGTTAAATATCTGGCCGTTGAAATCCCAGAAGAAGTTTTGAACGAGCAGGAGGCTCGGATAATGGAAGCACTGGCATTTTTCAAACAGTGCAAAGACAAAGATGAATGGCCACAGAGAAAAAACACTTTCACTGACGACCATCTCAAAGCTCCATATTACCCAGTAAATCCATCGGCGATTCAAACGGAGTTCTACCAGTTTCAGCCGGATAATTTTTACCACTCTCAAGAATGAAAAAAGACAAAAAAGCGGCACTAGCAGCAGCGATGGCAAACATCGAGAAGGACTACGGGAAAGGATCTGTTATGATGCTCGGGAAAAACAAGCACATGACTGTAGAAACTGTGAGCTCTGGGTCCATATCGGTTGATCTCGCCCTTGGCGGTGGGTATCCGAAGGGCCGGATCATTGAGATTTTCGGGAACGAGAGCTCTGGCAAGACGACGCTTTGTCTGCACGCTGTGGCCGAGTTTCAGAAGGCGGGCGGTCAGGTTGCTTTTGTTGATGCAGAGCACGCACTTGATCCTGTCTACGCACGAAACCTCGGGGTAAATACTGACGACCTCGTGATCTCACAGCCAGACTGTGGAGAACAGGCACTCGAAATTGTCGAGGCCCTGGTTCGGTCCGGGAGCGTTGATCTTATTGTTGTTGATTCAGTTGCCGCACTCACACCTCGATCTGAAATTGAGGGCCTAATGGGAACGGCCCAGATGGGAATGCACGCCCGGCTCATGAGTCAGGCCTTGCGAAAACTCACGGCCATTTCTTCAAAGATGGGAACGACAATAATTTTCGTCAATCAAATTCGGATGAAGATTGGAGTTGTTTATGGAAGCCCTGAAGTAACAACCGGGGGGAACGCTTTGAAGTTCTATTCTTCGATCCGAATGGAAATAAGGAAAGGGAAAAAAATTGAAACTGGAACGAAGGAGGACAAGGAGTCGCACGGCTGTGAGGCATTAATAAAGATCGTAAAGAACAAAGTTGCTGCACCGTTCAAGTTCACATCGGTCGACATCATGTTCAATAAGGGGATCTCTAAAATGGGCGATCTGATCACGACTGCCGTGAAGATGGACATCGTGAAGCAGTCGGGGGCCTTTTTCAAGTTCGGGGATCTCACGCTCGGGCAAGGGAAATTGAGCTCGATTGAGTTCCTGGAGGACCCAGAAAATAAAGAGTTCGTTAAAAAAATAGAACGGCTCGTAATTGAAAAATCAAAAAAATAATTTTAAAACCCTTTGAGAGAGGGAATACAAATATGACAGATACTTGTGCTGATTGCGGTTGTAATGTGTACGGAGGGCATTGTACGAATTGCCACGAAGAAGTATTTATTGCTCAACAGTATTGCGAACTTGACGAGCCAGTCCCTGAATCTATTGCAAAAAAAGCGAGTTCATTCTCTCCATCAATGACAGAAAAAGAATTTTCTAACTCCTAACCCCACAGGAAAAATGAACTTTAACGAAAAGCTTTCGGAAATACACCAAAATGGAATAGACGCTCAAGAAGAAGCGAGAACCCAGCTAAAAGAATGTACACTTACCCCGGAACTATTTCTTGAACGACTTGAGGAAATACGAATAGAGGTAAGGAACAAGATCGCAGAATTGATAAAACAAAACAAATAGATCCTTTCGCTCTGCCCATTCTGGTGGGTGGGCAGTACGAAATGATTTGACTTCTCATTAAATCTCCTTTAATATCGAGAAAAATCCACCATGAAAAATAACATCACTTATTACCGCCACGAGGCAGACTCTCACAGGAACGGAAAGTTTAAGATGTTACGATTGAAGTTTGGCTGGGAAGGGGAGGGGAGGTTCTGGGCATTACACAATATCATTGCGGACTCGGACGAGTGTGTTTTGAATTTAGAGAAGAAGTTTGTGCGATCTGACGTTGCCACGGAGCTCGGGATGTCTTTTGAGGAGTTTGATGCGTTTATCAAGTATCTGGTCGAGGATTGCGAGTTATTGATTCTAACGTCTGCTGGTGTCACGACAAACGATGTTCAGGATGTTCTTTCGCAGGTAATGAAGAAACGAAAGAAAAATCAATCCGATTATCAGAAGCGAACGAGCGACCCGGCCCCAACGAAAAAGCCGCCGAAGGCCACGAAGTCATCAAAAAAGAAAGCTGGAAAGAAAAACCAGACGTCTGAATTTGACACCATGCTCGAGGAGTTTCAAAAAATGCGGAAGTCTATAAAAAAACCAATGACACCGTTGGCGGTCGATCGATTGTTGGCGAAGTTAGAAAAGCTTTCCTCGGACAAGGCTACGCAAATAAAAATAATGGATCAATCTATTTATCACTGCTGGCAGGACGTGTATGCGCTAAAGGTTGACGAGACTAGTGTGGATTGGAAGAGTTTGACTCTTGATCAGGCTCGGGAAATGATGAGAGACCAGAAGATGGCCGACAAACTTCTCGATAAAAACCCAGAACTTTACTTCAAAGCACAGCAATGAGTTATGAAAATGCGGAAGCGGCGCTACTGGGTTCTTTCTTGTTAGAGCCCACGATCATTAAAAACTTCAAAAAAATAAAAGCGGAGGATTTTGCAGTTGAGGCTCATTCGCATATTTTCACGGCAATGATGGAGATGGACTCGAACGACGAGGCGATTGACCTCACGCTTCTTGCCACAAAACTTCAGGAGAAAAAGTTACTTGAAGATGTTGGCGGTCCTGAATATCTGGCAGAGTTGATGAATGAAACCCCGCTCGCTACGCACGCTTTCCAGTATTCGCAGGCAGTGAAGCATCGGTCTTTATTGAGGGAGTTGAAAGTTGTCGGACAAAAAATGGGAGAAGTTGAGGGGAGCGCCCCGGAGATACTTGAACAATTGCGGGATCTTATGGGGGGAATAAAAGAAAAAATATCTTATTGGGATCCTGAAAAACAAGTTGTTGATGTGGATCCGATTGACCAGGAGAACACGATCCTAACGTGGGGAACGGATGAGCTGGACAAGACGATCTCTCCAATCGAACCGCATTACTTCATTGTTCTTACCGGGGAATCTGGATCCGGGAAGACGGCCTACACTTTCGATCTGGCTATAAAAAACTCACGCATTGGGAAGGTGCTTTTCATCTCTTTGGAAATGGGGAGCTCGGAAATCATCACACGGATTGCGATGAATCACGCCGGGATCTCAAAGGAGCAATGGCGGGACAAGCGGAAAATTTCAGAAGCCCAGAGGAATGTGTATAAAACAAAACGAGCGGAGCTCACATCTTTGGGGCAGTTGCATACGGTTGGATTGAACGATGCGAGTATCGAGGGAATTTGTCAGACAATTTTGAAGCACAAGCCGGTCCTGGCGATCGTGGACAATATGGATCTGATCGACAAGGACAAACAGGGCCGGGAGCAGCTGGAGCACGAGGCGATGGTTTCAAAGAAGTTTATGAATTTCACAAACCGCTACAAGATTCCGGTCATGCTGGTCCATCATCTAAAAAAAGGGAAGGAAGGAAAGGAACGGATGCGTGGCTTGAATGCCGTAAAGGGGAGCTCGAAGATTGTGCACGATGCCGATTCTGTGATCATGTGCCACAGGACGCTTTCAAAAACCGAGAGCCTTTCTGCTGAAGAAAAGTGCAAGTTCACTGTCATCGAACTAAAGGCTCGGACCTTTGGGGTCGGCGGTGTCAAAACTGTTTATTTTAATAGGGGGACCTTTGACGATGAGTATCTCGGTCCGAAACAACCAAGTTTTTAAAACAAAAAAATATGGATAAAGAATGCCCAGATTGCGGCTAGCGGCTAGTTGTCAGAAAGAACCGAGACGATGGTTCTAAATTCTGGGGCTGCATCTCATATCCCGAGTGTGATTACACCGAGGAATATGAAGGAGACGATCCAGAGGGATGGGACGAGCGAGAAGCTGAAATAAACCCCTGGAGATGAAACGAAATGGTCTTTCTCTTGACGGAAATACACGACGTCCTCGGGACATGGGGAGAAGTATGCCAAAAAAGAAAGAATGGAGGAGGATCTTTTTTGTGGCCGAGGACGATCTTGAGTTCACAAAAAGAAAGATGATGATGAAGGGCTGGACTTTTCATAGCGCCATTCGGAAGCATGGCTGGAAATATACGATGAAGTTCTGGCGGTGGATGCATGGGTAAGAAAAAAGCCCGATCGCTCGAGCTCTTTTCCCCCCTTAAGACCAACGTTCATCCCCATGAACAAATACATAGTATTCCAAAAAAACTTTTGACACAAGTTTAAATCTGATTTAATATCCTTGAGATGAACAACATCCCCACAAAACTAAAAACAGAAATATCTGACGACCCATTTTACAGGGTTTGTATTCATGAGCGATTTCGTGGAGTTGTAGGGACTGGTCGACTCACGCTTGAGCACGCAATTATTTATGGTGGCAAGCAGGTGCAGGAAAAATGGGCGATCGTCCCTTGCCGGTCGAGTTTCAATAATGATGTTTCCGGGGAAGAGAAAGAGTTTAATCGATACGTGGCAATTTGTAGGGCCAGTAGCTTGGATCTTGCCCGATATCCGAAGAGGGACTGGAATCAGGAGATTGAAAGGTTGCGGTGGCGGTTCGATGTTACTCCAGAACAAATCAGGGACTGGAAAAATTTTAAAATTGAAAAATGTTAATGAAAACAAAATGGAATCGGAGCATGGGATCAAAGCGTTCTGCCGGGATTAAAACCCCAAAGAACCAGAAGCCAGAAAAAGGCTACACAAATCCAGCGTGCGTTCAGGTTGTAGCTGACAAGGCGAGGGCTGATAGAGATGCCCGGGAGAAAAGGTTTAAAAAATCTAAAAAAGCAAAAAAATGAAACTCGTATTTCTCGACACCGAAACAACAGGGATTGATAATGCCCGCTTGATCCAGCTCTCATATCAGAAGTTTGGGGATGAAATTAAAACCGATCCATACAATCCCGGTGTGCCGATTGAGTTTGGTGCAATGGGGACGCATCACATCACGCAGGCGATGGTAGACAAACAAAAGCCTTTTAAGGGCTCGGAGGATTCAAAAACTTTGCAGGAGCTTTTGGATGGGAATGTTCTTGTCGCACACAACTCAAAATTTGATATGGCCGTTTTGAAAGAGGAGGGGGTCAATACAAAGTGGAACATCTGCACAATGCGAATTGCGAAAAAATATTTTGACATCGATTCGTATAAGCTGCAGGCTCTCCGGTATTTCTTCCATCTTGACTTGAGTCTTGATGAGGCGAAGCCACACGACGCAGAGGGGGACGTGATCGTTCTCGTGAAGGTTTTTGAACAGCTTATGGATAAGGTTGGCCACGAAGCTGGGCTTTCGGATCCTGCTGAAATTTTGAAGGAAATGGTAAAAATCACAAACGGCCCGATTGAAATCAGGAAGTTCCTTTTCGGGAAACATCGGGGCGAGACTTTTGAAGAAGTGGCCAAAAAAGACAAATCCTATCTTCAGTGGCTTTTGAAGCAGCAAACCGGCGACGATGCCGACCAGGATATTATTTTTACTTGTAACAAATTTTTAAAATGAAATTGTCAGAATTGAAACCGAATCCAAAAAATCCACGAAGCATAACAAAGCCTCAGGTGGAGAAGCTGAAAGCGTCCATTAAGAAGTTTCCAAAGATGATGGAGCTTCGCCCGATTGTTCACGACAAGGATGGGATTGTTCTCGGTGGAAATATGCGACTGCGGGCTCTTGGCGAGCTCGGGTATGATGAATTGCCGGAGAACTGGACAAAACTTGCGGACGATCTCTCGGAAGACGAGAAGCGGGAATTCATAATCAAGGATAACGTTGGCTTTGGGTCGTGGGACTTTGAAGAGTTGGCCAACGAGTACTCAATCGAAGAGCTCGAGGCCTGGGGTATGGAAAAGGTTGTTTTTGAAGAGCCAGAACCAGAGGCTGGGGATACGGACCCGGATGACATTCCTGCAAAGCCTGAAAAACCAACAGTAAAGCGAGGGGATGTTTACCAGCTCGGGGATCACAAACTGATGTGCGGAAACAGCACGGTTGTTGCTGACATCGAGAAACTAATGAAGGGGGAGCTTGCGGACGCAATGTGGACAGACCCGCCTTATAATGTAGATTATGAATCCAGCGATGGATCTAAAATCAAAAATGATAATATGGCCAATGCGCAATTCCGTGAATTTCTCCTGGACTCTTTCTCTTGTGCGTTTTCGTGCATGAAGGAGGGGGCTCCACTTTATGTGTCTCATGCAGACACGGAGGGGTACAATTTTCGTGGGGCTTTCATCGATGCTGGATTCAAATTGTCCGGGTGTTTGATTTGGAAAAAAACATCACTCGTGCTCGGGCGGTCTGACTACCAATGGCAACACGAACCAATCCTTTATGGTTGGAAGCCTGGATCGAAGCACCAGTGGTTTGGCGGTCGAAATAAGACAACAGCCTTTGAGACATCTTCTAACCCATTACAGGTTTTGGAGGATGGTTCTATTACGGTTACTGTCGGATTTGAAACAATAAAAATTTCCGGGGAATCGTTGAAAATCAATGAGGTAGAGACCGCTGTCATTTATCACGAGAAACAGAAAAAGAACGCAGACCATCCAACGATGAAGCCGGTTTCTCTTATTGGTAAAATGCTCAGAAACAGTACGCAGAAGGGAGACATTGTTCTCGATCTATTTGGGGGCTCGGGGTCCACGATGATTTCGTGCGAACAATTGAAGCGAAAATGTTACATGATTGAGCTCGACGAGAAATACTGCGACGTGATTATTCGTCGATGGGAGGAGTTCACTGGAAAAAAAGCAAAAAAATTATGAAGTATTTATTTTACCTGGCCACACCTCTTTTGCTCGTTTCTGGAATTCCACAGACGATTCAACTTTTGCAAACGCACAGCAGTGGTGACATTTCAATTTTGACCTATGCGCTGACGGCCACGGCGATCGGTATTCTTTTAGCAAATTCCATCTACGAAAAAGCCAGGCCCTTGATCTGGGCGAATGGAACATCTTTCTGTATGGTGAGTTTGAATTTATTTTTAATTATTTTATACCATGTTTAAGACAGCTGAATCGGTCACGCCTATGCATCCTGATAAATTGTGCGACAGGATCTCGGACGCAATTCTTGACAAATGCTTACGACAGGATCCTCTCTCTCGGGTTGCTGTGGAAACAATGGGAGGGCACGGAATCATCACAGTTACCGGGGAGGTAACGACAAATGCCTTTTTCGACGCTCGGGCCATTGTGGAGCGAATCGCCCCAGGGAATGGGGTACAAATCAATATTGTCAAACAATCGCCGGACATCGCAAACGGTGTCGATACAGGCGGTGCAGGGGATCAGGGGATCATGGTCGGTTACGCTTGCCGTGACAACGACGACTTTATCCCGCAGGAACAATATCTCGCTCGGAGTCTTTGTATGTACCTTTATCAAGAATTTCCTGCAGACGGGAAAACGCAAATCACGCTTGATGATGATGGAAGAATCCACACGATTATTGCGAGCTTCTGCGGTGTGAAAAAAGAGGATATCTCAAAACAAATTTGCAATTGGCTAGATGCAGAAGGGCTCATATCTGACGGGCAGCAAATAGTCACACACGCCAACCCATCGGGCGATTGGAATCAGGGAGGCTTTGAAGCTGACACTGGTGTTACTGGTCGGAAGCTGGTTGTCGACAACTACGGTCCACAAATCCCACTGGGGGGCGGAGCGTTCTCGGGGAAGGATAGCTCGAAGGTCGACCGCTCTGGAGCATACAAGGCTCGACAAATGGCTGTTCAGCTTTTGAAAGAGAAACGGTGTGACCGATGTATTGTGCATATTGCCTACGCTATCGGAGTTGCATTGCCCGTAATGGTCACGGCGCACTATCTTTGGGATGGCGAAGAGCACGCTTGCGTTGAGAATTTTTCCCCAACAAAAGATTTGACCCCTCTGGCAATAATTGAAGACCTCGGGCTACGGAACCCAATCTTTGAGGAAACTGCAGAATGGGGGCATTTCGGAAATAACTTTAATTGGGACAAATGAATCCAATCAAAACTAAAAACGGCAAGGAGCTGAAAACCGACGACTTGAAATCGCCTCGGAAGAGAATTGAAAAGTTCAGAAAGTGGGAGAGAATGTCCACACGAACGGTTGATGCAAAGACGAAGAAGCTCAATCACCTGTTTAATTTTTACGAGGCACAGGACGTTGAGTACTTTCGTTCGGTCTGTACGTCGGAGGAGTGGAGGCTTTTCAACCTCGAAACAAAATCAGTTACTAAAAAAACAAAATCAGATGTCTGAAAAATTACCGGTACCGGGATGTCATATTGGCGATTGCGTTGTCTTTGACTTCGAGGATGCTCGCTTTATGATTAAGATTGCTTTTGCTGCGCTCCGGGACGGTGCGTGGGTTTATTATCCAACAATCCCTGAAGATGAAACCATCGGGGGGGTAATGGAGAACGAGATTGCCTATAAACATAATCCACCACAAAGATGAAAGAAATCTGCATTTGCGCCGCCGTTGTAACTGGGGATGGAATCCTTGTCAGGGGACATCGGCACGTTGATTGCTTGGTGGCAATTCGACGAATGGGTAAAAAAGAGGCCACTTCTCAAGGAGGAAGGCAGCAGGGATTCGTTACATCAATCAATCGATATGTGACCCGAGAAGAAGCATTGGAAATACAGAAAGAGGCGGGAATTGTTTCTGCCGACGAAATACATGGGTACACCGTTAATCCCAAAGCAACAGGACTTTTTAGTGAAGATTTATATATTGAATAATAAAATGGGAGAAAAAAACGCCGTCAATCATCCTGATCACTACCAATCCAATTCTGGAATTGAGGTCATCGACGTTATAGAAGCGTTCAGTCTATCATTCGCCCTCGGGAACGTTATAAAATACGTTTTACGGTCCCGGAATAAAGGGAAATTGATACAGGACCTGAAGAAGGCAAAATGGTACTTAGAGCGAGAAATTATTAATTTAGAAAAATGTGTCAAGAAATAAAAATACCACCGGCTCGGAGGCAGTTGCCATACACTCCTGAAGGGATTGAAATCCGATACACGAATATTGGGAACGAACACATGAGACGTGCTCGGGCAGTTGCACACGCACAGTCTTTGGATAAGAAGCATAAAACAGTGGCCGTGATAGTGTCGGGAGAGAGATTCCCAGTTCATATTGTTGGGGCAAATGGATCGTGGGTTCATCGGCTCGGGTGTCTGCGGAAATTATTTAAAGTGGAGACAGGGAAGAAGTATTGGATGTGTAGAGGGTGTCAGCCACACAATCACGCAGAGCAAAAGGCGATACGAAAAGCCGAAAAATACGACATAAGCCTTGAGGGCGCATCGTTGTATCTTTGGGGTCATTGGTGGGCTTGTAAGAGCTGCTGTGACCAAATGCGAAGGGTTGGCATAACAACCCTTTATCTTGAGGAGGGCTCGGACGGTGTAAAACAACTTTCAAATGAAAAAAAATAGAAAACGAATCGGGACCCTCGGGACATTAATTGTGCGCTTGAAACGCATGCAATTCTTTAAGGGTTTCAGACGTCTGAAAAAAAACAGGTATTCAGAAGACGATCCCTGTCCTACGGTTGTTGATCATGAGCCTGTTTGGGATGGCTGTGGGTATTCTTGTGCACACTGTGGAGCAATGTTTGAGATAACTAAAAATTTAACCGGAAAACCAATGATGGAGGCAAAGGAATCAAAAGAAACTTTTTCGGACAAGGCTGTTCCATTTATGATCTCAATTTGTATAGTACTTATTGGGCTTGCTCTTTATTTAGGATAAAATAAACCCTCAGAAAAATGAATGAATACTTAGCCGGTTGCAAACTTGAAAAAATGCAGGCAGTCTATCTGAAAGATGGGATGCTGTATCCATGTGCCCCAACTCCGGAGCAAGAAAAAGAACTTGCCTCGGCCCCGGGAGCGATGAATAGAGAGGGGGCGATAAAAAAAATGGAAGAGATACGTGAATGGGTAATGGCAGAGCAGAGAAGTTGTGGAGATGTCTATGGGAAGATGCACGAACTGTTTGATGAAAAAAACCCGATCGAGTATGGGTTTTTCAAGAATCTTTGTACCGGTCACGAGCTTTTTCTTTATGAACATTAAAAATGAACAGAGAACAAATGGCCGCTTTTAAGAGGACACGTGGAAAGCGTGTAAGGAATAAATACTAGAAGGCCTTGATGGATCGTCAGTTGGAACTTTTCAATTCAAAGCCTCGGGAAAATACAAAGGAATCTGTAGGGAAAATCGTAACAGCAAATTAAAAGATGCCAGCTAAAAAATACAACGAAGCCGAAATGTGGAAATCGTTCTTGGAGAGCGACCACTTGTCTGTTTTGCCCTGGGCGAGACAGTTCGGGTACACTACGGTCGAAGACCCCAAGAAGGTTATTCGCCAAGTTGAAAAAATTACGAAGGGCTGGGCAGACAAAAAACGTGCGTTCCTGGAGAAAGCAATTGTAAAATTTGAGGCGGAGTTTCAAACGACAATGGAGAAGAATTGGAAGGCTGCCCTGAAAAATGCATCCCAGGCGGAGGCGAAAATAATTAATGATTTCTCTCGGGATATTGGGAATGGGATAATTCCTGAAGGAACAAAAGCTTTGGAGCGGGTGTTCAAAATGTTTCGGTTGGTACTTGGCAAGTCGACCAATAACAATCAGAATACAAACGCCAATTTCAACGTTCCACTTTCTGCGGAGGAAACAAAGGAAATCGCAGACGTAATAAATCAAAACAATGCCTTTTATAAGAGACCGGGATTGGAGACTATTGAACAAGAAGGAGACGAGGATTGAGCTGTGCCGCAACAGTTTCAAGCATTTCTTTTTCTGGTATTTTTCGAAGTATATGCACCACGCATCGCCCTTGTTTCATTATCAGATGTTCCAGGACTGCAATTTTAAAGGGTTTCAGTTCCTGGTGTGGATCATGTTCAGGGACTCTGCTAAAACGGCCATTGCTCGGGCCCTGGTTGTCTGGTGGATTGTGTATGAGAAGAAGCACAACATCGGGTGGGTTGGAGAGGTTTTGAAGAAGGCGGCCAAGAATGCCAGGGCCATTGCAAACGAACTGCAGGCCAATAAAAAGATTATTTCTGATTTTGGCCAACTGTACTACGAGGACACGACGGCTGTCACGACGAAGCAGTCACGGCCGAAAGTGATTACCGATTTCAAATGCGAGAACGGTGTTTTCTTTCGGGCACTGTCGACGCAGGTTTCGACCCGGGGGGAGTTGGAGAGCGAGTGGAGGCCGGATGCGTACATCCTGGACGATTTCGAGAACGACAAAACAAAGGGGTCTTTCCTGAAAACACGATCTGTTATTAATTTTATGGAAGAGACGATTGCTGGGGCCTCGGCTGATTGCTGTTTTCTGTTTCTTTGTAATTTTATCACGAAGTACGGGAGTGTGGCCTATCTAAAAAAGAAGGCTCACAAAAATGCGAACTGGCTTGTCAGGATTGTTCGGCTTATAGAGAATGGAAAAATCACATGGCCGTCAAAGTATGTAAAAACCAAGGCGGAGGCTGCTGTGATCAATGAGGATTGCCCGAATAAGAAAATGGTCAAAAGTATTGAGCAGATGATTGAGGACATGGGGTCGGCACGGTTCGATCAAGAGAACCAACACATCCCTGACTCAGAAGGGGGCGGGATGATTCGTGAGGAATGGCTGACGAATGGCCGGGCGAGTTATTCGAAGGACACGCTGCTAATGGACGACAAAGAAGAAAACTTCTTTTGGGAGACTGATGATGGGACGGTAAAGGGCACGGTGTTCACTGCCGTCGACCCAGCCATCTCCAAGAAGGAAAGTTCGGACGATAGGTCGATTGTCACGATCGCTCGATTCATCGTTCCCGGAACAACTCCAAAAAAGAAATTCTACCTCGTGTTTGAGTCAAAGGCCGGGAAGTGGGGAACGGATGATTTTGCCAGAAAACTAAAGGACACGCAGGACAAATTTAACCCTCGGAAAACGGCCGTTGAAAATGTAGGGGTCCAGGAGGCCTTCAGAGACCTTTTTGCTATGTATGGGATAAGTACGCAGGCAATCAATCCAGACGGCGACAAGGTGCGCCGTATGAGCCGAAACGTTGCGGACCTTGAGTTTGGCCGTGTTTTATTCCCGGATGACGGATCGTGTGACGATTTGAAGCACGAGCTGATTGACTTTACCGGGGAGGACGGGAAGCCCGACAATCGTGTTGATGCTTTCAATTATGCGATGCAGCTTGCGAAGGCTGGGAGGGATACGGGTTACAAGAACACGGAGGACGGTGGAACAGAGACGGGTGGTGTTATGGGGGAAAATTTTTAAAAGTTGACCAAAAATAAAAACTAATCCACAATAAGTGCAATGGGAAAAGAAATAGGTTGGTCCGGTACCGAGATATTCTCAGGCCTCATTAACGAGGACTATAATGCAAAACTAGAGTTCCCTCAGTCGCTCGAGGTTTTTGACCAAATGCGGAAAGGGGACGGAACAGTTGCTGCGGCATTGAAGGCTGTAAAATTGTTGATCCTGAATGGGAACTATTTTGTGTCTCCAGCGAGTGAAGATGAAAAGGATATTCAGATAGCTGAATTTGTGGAGACTCAATTTTTCAGACGGTTGGTCTGGTCAAAGTTTTTGGCCGGTGTTCTTTTGTCGTTTGATTTCGGGTTTATGGTTTTCGAGAAGGTTTTTGAAAAAGACGGCGATCGGATTTATTACAAGAGAATGGCAGAGCGGTTGCCGAAGAGTATTGAGAACTGGCTGACAAGTGCTGAATACATGGCGGATCCAAATCATCCAGGGATTGAGCAAAATGTCATGAGCGACATCGGGAATAAAAACAATAATCATAATGTGAAGATTGCCGGATCTAAGTTGTTTCGGTACACGCTTGACCAGGAGGGGGACAATTACAACGGTGTGAGTTTATTACGGCCAGCGTACAAGCACTGGTTCATGAAGGAGAAAGCGTACAAGATTCAATTGCTCGCCTCGGAACGGAACGGTGTAGGGTTGCCAGTTGCACGGCACACAGAGGACACCGAAATCAGGGAAGCTGAAAGCCAGGAGATCAAGGACACGCTGAAAGGAATGCGTGCGAACGAGAAGGCTTTCATGATTGAGCCATATGGATGGGAGTTCCGGTTGGAATCTCCAAACTCGCAGTATAATTTCGAGCCTCAAATTTTGCACCACGATCGTCAAATCGCAAAGACTGTTTTGGCGCAGTTCTTGGAGCTCGGGGTTACGAAGGGGGCGCTCTCTCAAAGTGAATCAGATCAAAACCTTTTCTTGAAATCAGTCATGGCCCACATCACGGCCATTCTTGAAAAAATAAACCGGGAGCTTGTCACGGAAATCGTTATGATGAATTTCGACAACGTGGAGGCTTTCCCTCATATTGAAGTTGCTGCGGTTGAGCGTGACGACATGGCCATTCTTTCTGGGGCTATACAGAAGTTTGTACAAGCCGGGATTATCACTCCTGACGGAGAGATTGAGAATGTGATCCGAAAGAAATTTAAACTCCCGGAGATTGAACTCGTGGAAGACGAGAACGGGAACATGGTAAATCCAAACAAGAAAAGCCAGCCGGCCCCAACTCCCGCACCGAAGAAAAGCGAGGACGAGGCATCGGAAGACGACGAGGATGAAGCTGACAAAAAAAAGAAGGCTGAAAAAAAAAAGTTTAATCTGAGTGATGGCACCGAGTTCAAACCATTTCGGCCACTGACACTCGCCGAGGAGAAAATGGACATCCCGGCGATCGTTAATTTTTTCAATGTGTTTTCTCTGAAAATCCAAAAGGACGCAGAGAAGTTTTCGAAGAAACTTGAGAAGCAGTTGATCGCAGACACCCGGGTGTTTTTGAAAACAGGGAAATTCCCGCCATTGCCAAACGAATTAACGGAGGAACGTCGGAAGGTGATCAAGGTTCTCCAGGACGACTTGCTCAAGTCTTTTGATTTCGGTAAAACGCAGGCCGCTCGGGAGCTTGATGAAAAAGGACGTGTTAAAACGCCCCCAGAGGCTCGAATCGTAGCCGAGACGACTGCTAGTGGCTTTGTGAATAAACAAACGTCTGACATGGTCAATGAGACGAAGCTGACGGCATCCTCTGGGAAAGCAAAGGGGGATTCAAGTGCTGCTATCGTTGCTGCGGTTGCGGTTGGTCTTACTGGTATCTGGGAACGGCAGAACAAATTGTTCGGGACCACGACGAATACTGGAATGTTCAACCAGGGGCTTGTCGAAACGTTCAAAGTTCTGAAGAAGTCGATTTCCCGGTTTCAGTTCTCTGCGATCCTGGACGAGAAGACGAGCAATATTTGTCTTTCTCTCGATGGCCGGGTTACAAAAACTTTGAAGGAGATGCCGATTCCACCGATCCACGCAAATTGTCGTTCTCGGGTAGTGGCCGTTTCTACTGAGCAAACAGAGCAGCCGGCAATCAATCCCCCGCCTAAGAGCGTGACGGACAAAATCAGTTCGAACCCTTTTAAAACGGTCCAGCCGAAAAAGCCCACGAATGTAAAAGGACCAGCGAAGGATGTAATCGATGGTAAGTGATTTTTTGTGCTCTCGGTAGTTTATGAATTTGTCTGCCGAGAACTTAGAAAATAATTGACACGACACAGTTGTCTGGTTTAGACTTTCAGCGCAATGAAAAACAAAACACTTAAATTGATGGCTTTGGCCATCGAACAAGAAGAGGGAAAGTGGCAGCAGATACTGCGCACGATTAATGCGAGTAATCATTGGCGAGGTGTGAAGGTTACGAAATCCGACCTCGAGGAGATGATAAAAAATTTCGATGCCAATGTTTTAAAACAAAAGAAACAGGAGTTGCAAGTCAACTACAGCCATCAGGCTGGGAAGGAGGCAGCGGGTTGGATCACAGCTTTGCGAATCAATGGACGATTCCTTGAGGCGCAGATTCGATGGACCCCGGTTGCTATGGAAAAAATTGAAAACGAAGAGTTCCGTTATTTTTCTGCCGAGTTCGCACCCTCTTGGCAGGACGTTGAAACAGAGGAGGTGCGTACAAATGTGTTACTTGGAGCTGCGCTCACCAATATACCCTTTGTCCCCGGGATGAAACCTGTGGCACTTAGCGATATTGAACCGAATGCAGACAAGAGTATTTTTCTATTTACTAACCATTTACAAAAAATGGACTTATTCAAAAAGTTGCTTTCAGATTTGCAGGGGAACAAACAAGTTTCTCTCGCCGAGTCATCAATTTTGCGAAACCAATTTGAAGCCCTAGAAGCGGATGCTCGACAAGAGTTTGAGGCCGGTGTTAACGCAGTGGAAACACTTGCGAAAGAAAACGATGCCAAAGCTACAAAACTTGCGGAGGATTCCAAAGCTGCGGTTACGAAATTGACAGAAGAACTTGCAACTGCCACAGCGGCGCTTGCAGAAAAAGAAGAAGGGGGAGACGCACGAGTTACAAAACTTGCTGCTGATCTCAAGGAGGCGCAAAAGGCTGCCTCAAATTTTCAGTCTGAGTTGGATCAAGTGAAGCTCGAACGTCGAACTGAAGTTGTCACAGCGAAGGTTGAAGAATTGTCTAAGGCAGGAAAGATTTTGCCAAAAGACGCAAAGGCTACTGTCGAACTTGCCCTAGCGCAAGGAAACGTTGAGAAGCAAGATGCTTTCTTGACCTATCTCGACAATATGCCGGTTAAAGTTGATTTTTCTGAACAAGGAAGCTCTACGGCTGCTGAAGCCGGGGAAGATGCCAAGATCAAAAAAATTAACGAACTCGCACAGGCTGAATTTGATAAACCTGGAAACAGTGTTTCACTTGCTGACTTGCGTGCAAAGTTTACTCGTGAATTGTCCGATTAAATTTTTTTCTATTCCTTAAAAACACTCTATTATGGCTGATATTTCAACAGCCCCGATTACAGGAGATATAAAAACCCAGACTGTTCGGATTGATTCCGACCTATCTGACAAGGAGTATTACGCAGTTGATTTCGATGGAACAGATCGAAACGTTGTGAATCTCGTTGCAGATGGAGACACTCAAGGATTTATTCTCATCACTGCTGGAGACGGAAGTTCAACACCTACGACTGGTGTAATCGTTCTTTCTGGTCCAACAAAAGCAAAAATTGTCGGCACGGTTGCCGCAGGTGATCCTTTGCGACCATCAACTGGTGGAGCATTGATCAAAAATGTTACTGACACAAAGTACAATTGTGCTACTGCCCTCGAAGCAGGTGTTACCGGTGACGTTATTCGTGTTATGGCCAATCAAGGAACCTTGGCTGGTTAATCTTTTCTATTTTTTAAAAAACAATTTATTATGCCTTTTCCAACACTCGGATCTGGTAGAGTAGACAAACAGCTCTCGAATATCTCATTGGCTATCACTAATGAAGAGTTCATCCACGACAAAATCTTTCCTGTTATTCCAAACTTGAAAGAAGAAAGCGGAAAAATTGGACAATTCGACGACGCTGCACATCTACGTATCTACGAATCAATACGTGCAATTGGCGATCGTGGTCAGCACATTATTGAATACAAACAAACGAACAGTTTGACTTATCAAATTGAATTTCACGATCTTGAGAAATATCTCGACGATCGAATTGTGGAGCAATTTGAGAAACCTTTTGACGCTCGAAACGATGCGTTAGCGGTTCTTGAATCTTCACGAAACTTGGAGATGGAGACAGGGTTAGCCACAACTTTGGCAGATGCCACAATTTTGACAGCCACTTCGACTCCATCAACTCTTTGGGATGATCCACTTTCAGATCCTCTCGGAGACATGGAAACAGCAGCAGAAGCTGTGCGGCTTGCGATCGGTCGACGACCGAACAAATGCTGGACAAATTCTCCGGTTATTTCTGTATTGAAAACACACCCTCAATTTGTTGCAAAACTTACTGGAGGTGGAAAACTTTCTGTTCTCAATGAAGCGAAAGTGATTGAGATCATTAAGGAGCACCTCAATGTTGAGGCTGTTCACGTAGGGAAAGCAATCAAGGCCACATCGCTCGAAGGACAAACTCTCACAAAGGGTGAGGTATGGTCTGACGACTTCGGTCTTTATTACGCTCCAAACAAAGGATCACTTCACACTCCATCATTCGGATACCGATTTGAAATGGCCGGGAAAAACAAACGGGTTTCAAAACGACGAGAACCGATTGGAGATGTAGGAGATCTTATCCGGCTCGATTGGGCTTTTCAGGATAAACTCCTGATGCCCACAACGGCCGCTTACTTGCTTGATCAAGTGATTACGTAATTCTTAAACCCATTTCAGATGTATCTTGAAAAACATTATCGGGCTACGATTGCGACCACTGTCTTGCGAGAGATTGGGCACGTAGAAACAATCAATTCACAATCCATTCGAGTGATCGAGCGGGATGCGAATAACGATGTTATTGCGTGTTCAGGAACAGTATCAAAACCAACTGACGGAGGGACTGGCTACGCTGTGGGGTGTGAATACATCGACACAAATGCGGCAGCCGGGGCACAAATCTACCGAAATGAGGGAACAAATACGGTTTGTTCTTTCCAACTGGCCGGAAGTGCTGCAAACCTTATCGACGGTGTCACTGCCGGTGACGGTATTGACGGAGGAGGAACTGAGGGGACCGTTTCGGTTGCCGTTGACGTTTCCGACCTGGTTGGTAATGGTATCGAAGACGATGGATCAAACAATTTCAGAATTAATGAAGGTTTCATTCAATACGCTGAGATTGATCTTACTGAAGCGAATATTCTTGCTATGAATGGGGCACCTGTCGAGGTTGTCGCAGGACAAGCAGGAAAGGTTGTTGAGTTTCTCGGCGCTGCGCTCTTTTGTGACTTCGACACCGCTGCCTATACGGACGGTGGAGATGTTTCAATCATTGAAGAGGACGGTTCTGATGTTTCGACGGTTGCGGCCGCAGCTGATTCTTTCGGCTCTGCAACTGATGAGTCAAACATTTTGAAACCACTAGCAGCTTCTTATCAGCCAGTACCTGGGAAGGGATTGATGATCACCAATGGAACTGGTGCATTTACAGATCCTGGAACGGCTGCCGGTGTTGGTAGGGTCAAGGTTGCTTACCGAGTTCACACGACTGGTCTGTAAGATTTTGTCGCAATTTGAAAGTAGTGCAGGTCCTCGGGCTTGCACTATTTTTTTTTGTGAGTAATATTAAATCGTATTTCATATTTTCTAATTTCATTCTCATGAAAAAAGCATTTCTCGGCGGCAAAAAAACAACAAAGCCCGCTAAAAAAGGAAAGGACATTTTGAAGATGTCAAAGAAGGAGCTCGCAGCAAAAGCGAAAGAGCTTGACCAAACTCGGGACGAAGAAAAGCTCGGACGAGTTTCTGACAAAGTTCCTGGAGCAGATTCTGCGAAGGGTTGTTTTGTTCGGAATGTTATGCACAAGTGTGCTAATGGTACACGCACAACATTTAAGATCGGCGAAAAATTGGACCCGAAGCATCCAGACTTTGATGTTCTTAAGAAACACCTCGCCTAATGGCACTAGAGACATTCACTACCGTTGAATTGACTCGTATTGAGGGAGGTTGGCAAAACAACGCCTTGATAACGGATGCCATACTTCAGCCGAATGTCGACAGCGCAAATGCAGAAATTGAATCGTGTGTAGGGGTGCGCTACGTCGTGCCCCTAAGCTCGAATACAAATTATTCGGGCTCCTATGCGGAAAACCTATTAAAAGAGCTTGCGACGCAACTGGCGGCCTCTGAGACGCAACTCCAAGAGTACGAAGGACAGGGCGGTTCTCTTATGCGGATGCATCAGAACCGTGTTGATCATATTCGTGGAAAATTGCAGGATCTGAAATCTGGGAAAATCCCGCTTTATGATACGGCCGGTGTTGAGCTCGCATTGAAGGAGGCAGCGTTGAGTGCCGTTACCGGGTTCCCGAAAAATTCAGACATGACGGACCCAGATGAGCCGACAACGGTTGAGCCGATTGCAATCATGAACGAAAAGTTTTAGAGTTCAGTTGATGGCTGGCCAATTTATCAGTATCGACATTGAAGGGGAGAAGCAGTTGGCTGCTGGTTTTTTGCGTGTAGAGCGTGGGTTTGAAAGTTTCCGGGATCCTCTCACAAAATCTGATTCTTTATTGCGCCGTGCGATCGACACGAACTTTTCACAATCTGGACGGGAGCTCGGGAAGGCCTGGAAGCCCCTTGCTGAATCCACAGTAAAACAAAAAGGAAACTCGACAATTCTGCATCGGACTGGGCGAATGCGAAAGGCTTTTGACAGTGAAGTAACGAAGGAACACTTGATCATAAAAAACACGGCCGGGTATTTTCCTTTTCATCAAAGCAACAAGCCACGGACAGGGAGGCTGCCCCGCCGTATAATGCTGCGGATTGACAGGAAGCGCCGAGATGAAATCATCAGAATTTTCACGGCTTACAATCATCAGGTTGCAAAAGAATTTTAGCGTGATATTATTTGTGCGATGGACAGATTGATTGATCGCATCGTCGCACTACTTGAGGCGAACGTAAAAACTCCCCGGGGAATCAAAGCGGTTTACAAGGGAGATATTTTCTTGATTCCGAAGTCGAGCATCCCGGCGATTATGGTTTCGCCGAACCGAACAGAAGTAAGAACGGCCCAGAATACGCAGGATTTTAATGTTTTCACTATCGACATCACGGTTGTCCTGGACGCTCGGGATTATTTCAATACATCACCGACAGAGTTCACGGGGCTTTTTACAGCGGCCTTGATAATGGAGGAACGTGTATCCGGGACATCAAACAAACCAAAATCTGACACGATCCTGCACACAATCCGATCTCTTTTTGACGACGATTCAGATTACTCTTTGAAGGCCGATTGTCAGATAGATTATTTATTCAGCGATCAGCGTGAGTTCCCAACAGTAGAGGGAAATATGCAGATCCAGGTTCATTCTAAAGTTTACACCCGATAAAATGGAACAAATGGTTCAGTCTCGGCCCCCAGAAAAAAAGTTGTGGAAAATGGAAGACGGAAGTAGAATTGAAGCAGAAACTTTTAAAGAAGCTCTAAAAATTTATAACTCTCTAAATGAAAAAATTTAGTTTTATCGCTCTCGGCTTGGTTGCTCTCGGACTCGTTTTCTTTGCTGCACACGCTGCAGTAACGAAGACCTTTGTCAGTTCCGGTGGCGAAAAATCCACTTATACTTACGCTCTCACAGCGAACCTGGACACGTCAGGGATTCATGATATTTCCGGGGCTTCGTGGGTAGGGATAAGTTCAAAGGGGATCACAGCAGATACAATCAGTGTTCAAGTTTCAGTTCTCCCGGCCCCAACTGCGGCCGCAGAATGGTTTACATTGACGGATAATTCCGGGGTCAATCCATTTGCTGCTGACAATAATCTCTGGCAACAGAGCGTGGTAGGGATGAGAGCATTGAGATTTGTCCGGGCCGGTGCGGCTGACGGAACCATTACAATGCAACTCACTCTCAAAAAATGAAAAAACTTTTAATAATCGCTTTCGGGACTCTGATGTGTGGGATGGCCTTTGCGGGGGTTGGCCCATTCAAGGCATCTGAATACGCAAACAAGGCGGATGATATTTTGAAGCGGAATGCTTCAGGAGAAATCACATCCACAACTTCTACTGATACGCTCGGGAGTTCGAGCGATCGATGGGATAAAATTTGGGCCGATGATATCGACACAACGGTTGCAACGATTGGTGGGCTTTCATCTGGTTCTGTTACGATTGATGTAACGGACGCAGAGGCTTTTCTTGTTAGAAAGGCAGGAGATACCGGAGACGTTTTTACGGTCGACACAGTGGGATCACAGGTCAAATACCTCTCGACAGGGGTTTTTGGTGCGGCAGCAACACCGACTCTTTCTTTTGGAGATGGAGATACGGGATTCTATGAAAGTGCTGATGATAACTTAATAATTTCCATCGGAGGGGCTTCAAGATATGAATTTACTAATACTATTTTTCAAAGCACTGGCTCACATTGGGGTTTAAACAGGGTAACTCCTACTAATACAGCTCCTACTCTTTTACCAGCAAAGGGAGATAGCGACACGGGGATTGGAGAAAATGTGGGAGACCAACTCTCTTTGATTGCAGGAGCAAAAGAAATGCTTCGTCTTTCTGAAACGGGAACGGCGACAACCGACCAAATAATTATCGCACCTGCTGGGATTATCGGTACTACAACTACTCCTGCTTTAGCCTTTGGAGATGGGGATTCAGGATTTTATGAAAGTGCTGATGATGAGTTTAACCTGTCTATCGGTGGGACGGCATTATTTCAAGCACAGACGAATGGTATAATTTTTACGACTGGATCTTTTCGACCACAAATCAGAAACGTGAACCCGACTGCGACCTCCCCTGCATACGCTTTTTCAGCAGACACGAATACTGGTATCGGACGAGCAACCGCTGACCAACTCTCCCTCATCGCAGGAGGAGTAGAAGGAATCCGAATTACAGAGGCGACAAACATTACAACTCAACTTGTAGATTCAGTAGGATTTGATGCTATCGATACCATTACCTACAACGGAACCACGACAACCGCGGATTGGGGAACTACAAATGTAGCTACTATGACGTTCGGGGCTGGAAATATAGGAACGTTCGCCTTTACAGATCCTACGGTCGTGGGGCAAGCGGTTAAACTTAAGCTGATTCAAGATGGGACAGGTTCCCGGGTTGTGACCGCGTGGGATGCAGATATTCAATGGAGTGGTGGAGGAGCTGCCCCAACGCTCTCAACAGGGAGTGCAGCAGAGGACTGGGTTACTTGCATCTTTACTAACACGGGGGCAGGAAACCGGTATGATTGCTCTGCTTCTTTAGACTTTCAATAAACATGAATAAACACCTAAAAATTCTCGGAGGACTCGCTATTGTTGGTGGACTCGTGGTGGGCGTAGTGTCCATTAAATCAGAAGAATTGTGTGGAGAAAGTATAGAGGAGATGACAGCGCTTTCAAGCATAGACTATGATAAAGCCACGAAGAAACTACAAGAACAAAACAATGGAGAATGTAAAAGTTTCCATAAAGAGATTACAAACACGGGAGAATTTTGCTTTACTCAAACTGTAACTTGTAGGAAATGAAAAAATTACTATTCAGCTTCTTTCTTTTAATCGCTCCGTTTGTATCGGTGGGAATTGCTGAATGTGCAATTGCACAGGGGAATACGACGAGCTGGACTTCAACGGCGGCAACCAATACACACACGGATAATATTACGCATAATAATGACGATGGCGCCGGGAATGTCGTTGTTCTATTTGCTCAATTTAGCGACAGGGCAGGAAATGTTGAAAGCGCTACTTACAATGGAAGTGCAATGACACAGTTGGTCAATGGGGTTGATGTTGATACTTACAGGGGCGCAATTTATTACATCGTAGCAGGTGCGAGTGGCTCGAATACTTTGGCGGTCAATTCCTATACAGGGGCGATTGATGCGCGAACAGGGCTTGATGTTGATAGTTTCCCGAAGCGGAGAAGTTATTATGTAATCACTTTGAATGGAGTTGATCAAAGCACACCAGTCGGACAGTCGGGGCTTGATTATGTTACCGCATCACCATTCACTACCGCCGTTACGTTGACAGGAGTTCTTGATAATTCATTTATTTATTCAAACAAGGTTGGAGATAATTCTTTTTCATCAACTCCGAGCGGTGGAATCGCACAAATTGCCAGACCAACTTCTACATGGGGGAGTGAAATCATTGCGAGTGATACAACTGTTTCAGCAGGAAATTTGACTCAAACATTTACAGGAGGAGTCGGAAATGCACATTATCAAGGTTCAGTTGAGTTTTTGGAAGGAACTTTTGCGGATGACTCTACAAGTGCAATATTCTTTGGCTCAGGATTTTAATGAAAAAATATTTTCTAACGGCCTCTGGGATTTTGTCGCTTCTGGCAGCAGGGGCTGGGTATAATAATCTTGATGTTCATATTTCTGTCAGTGGAGAGAAAGTAATTGTATTTGAGACAAAAACAGAGTGCCTGAAAGCAAAGAAGGGGATTATTAATATTTTCAAAAAGAAAGAATTGACACCGGACCAGGGTTTTGTTTTGGAGGCGTTTAATGGTCAATCGTGTGGGATTATTCTTGAAGAAGGTGTACCAGATATGGTCAACATGATGACCGTCACTGAAAGTAAAGTTTATTATTCTCCCTCGGATTATTCTAAGAGAAAAGATTCGTTGTATAAAAAATCAAAAGAAAACCCTACAAATATGACAATCTTTGAGCAGAGAGACCTTATTGGAATCGTTAATGAGGAAATGAAGAGGGCCGGAAAAAAAGGGTATAAGTCAATTTCCACGAACGACATTGTTATTGAGTTGGAAAAAAAGTAGACAAAAAAATTTTTAACATTTACAATCAAATCGATGGTAGATAAAAAACCAACAACCACTACAGAAGAAAGTACACCGCCTCGGAAGAAGCGGGCTTTTTATTCTCCCGATCTCGGGAAGTCGGTATTTGCCCACGACAACCAAGAGGCAAAAGAAATTGTTAATAAAAAACTTTCCAAATGAGCAAACTCATAGGTCGTCGTACTCAGATAGCTATCGGTCGAGAAGAGGCCGCATACGGTACAAAGTCATCCCAGATTGTTGACATCCCGGTCCAGGAGATTTCCGTGGATCTGACAAAGGATGTTCTTTTGAATGACCAGGCCTATGCTCGAATTGAAGACAATCAAATTGGAAGTGCAATCGGTAAGAAAACAGCCGAGGTCACAATCTCTGGGATTACTTCTGGGGAGCTTATCGGTCAATTCTTGAAAGCCGCCTTTGGTACTCTTGTTACTGGGGCCGCTACACCGGTTGCCGGCGCAGAAACGCACACATTTACGGCGGAGCAAACAAACGATGCGGATTCGTACTCAATCATTTACAAGGACGGAAACGACGCAAAACAAATCCTCGGAGCTGTTTTGAGCCGTCTTGAGATTAATATTGTGGTAGGGGAATGGGTAAATTATTCGGCGACATTTATTGGAATCTTCCCGGCAGATGCTACAGAAACAATTACACCGCTCACCGAGGAATTATTCACAGCCTCACACGCTGTTTGTAAGATTGCCACTCTTGTCGGAGGACTTGCCGCCGCAAGCGCAGTTCCACTTGAAACAGGGACGATTGTTATTGAGAAAAACACGGAGGCACATTTCACATGGGGTTCTCACGATGTTTCAAAGGTTCACAACAAACAACTTTCAATTACAGCCGACTTCGAATTGCTTTACGACGACAGTTCATACTTTGACGACTTTGATCAGCACACCGTTATGGCCATGTCGATCACTCTCACGACTGATGCCTTCATCACAGGAACGACACCGTTCTCTTTGGCGATTACAATCCCGACTTATCAAATTTCGGAGTTCAGCAATCCTCGCCCATTGGATGAGCTTGTTCGACAGTCTTTCTCTATCAAGGCAGAATACGACACCGTCACTTCAAAAATGGCCGATGCAGTTCTTGTAAATACTGCAGGAAATACTTACTAATAATCCCCACGAATGAATATCACGCTCCCCGTGTCCAAGAAGAAAGTTGAACTTAAAGAAGTGCTTTTGCACGGAGAAGTTCGAGATTTTGAACTTAATGTTTTCAGAAAGATTCAGGAAGAAGGAAACGGCGGGGATATGGCCTGGTGCATTGGCCAGAAATTAAAATCTGACATGGTGGCTTTGCTGGTTGTGAAAGAGCTTGACGGCAATCCTCTCACCCCAGAGATATTGGCCTCGCTCGAAGAGCCGGATGCTCAGTTCATAATCACTGAGTCAAACAAAGCTTACGAGGCTGTTAAAAAAAAATCTCTCTCTCAGTAAGGAAGAAAAACAGGCGATCAAGATTTTCCTCAAAGCTGGGACTTCAAAAAATCCTCTCCCGAAAGAATGGGAGGATTATCATTTGTGTAAAGAGATGGGCTGGTCCTATCAAGAGTTAAAAGCGACGCCAATCAACGTCATTGCAAAATTTATCCAGATCGGTAATATTGTAGCGGACAACCGAAAATAATGGATCAAGAATTAAAAATCATTCTCAAAGCGGTCAACGCCTCAAAGAAAGAAATGAAGGCGGCTCGTGATGATTTAAAAAAGCTGACAACTGAGGCGGGGAAAACACAGAAAGGAATTAAGGGGCTTGATGATCAGCAATCGAAACTAAAAAATTCTACACAGAAGCTCGGGGACACCCTAAAGCGATTTGTGGGTTTTGCTGTTTTGGCCACTGGAATAAAGAAGGCTTTTGATGTAGCCGGGCAGTTCGAACAGCGGATGTCGGACATTTCAACTCTGATCTCCGGGGATTCTACGAAGTCAATTGCGGCCCTGAAGGATGGGATTGTGGAGCTTTCTAAATCTTTGCCAAAATCTGCAGACGAACTCGGGGCGAGTGCGTATGCGATCTTTTCTGCTGGGGTGACGGATGCTGGCGAGGCATTGAAGGTCCTGGAGGCATCGGCCAAGTTGGCCATTGCTGGTTTGGGTACAACAGAACAGGCCACAAACCTCATGACTTCTGCGATTAACTCGTTCAAGAACGAAGGGCTTTCTGCCTCAAAGATTGCGGACATCCTTTTCACGACTGTTAAAAACGGAAAAACTACGGTTGCGGAATTGAGCCAGGGGTTCGGTGCGGTTGCCGGTCAGGTTGCTGCGACTGGTATTAAATTCGATGAGTTCATGGCTTCTGTTTCAGCGCTCACAACTGTTGGGGTTCCAGCGGCACAGGCCTACACACAACTCAGGGCCGTCATAGCAGGCCTCACAAGGGAGACAGCGGAGTCTAAGGAAGTATTCGATGAATTGAACGTTAAAACATTTAAAGAGCTTATAGCGACCACTGGGGGGCTCACACCGGCACTCGGTGAAATTGCCCGGGTCCTGGGGGATGATGATGCAAAAGCATTGAAGCTCGTGGGGTCCACAGAGGCACTTGCTGCGATTATTTCACTGACAACAGTTGTCGGAGATTCTTACACGGCAACGCTGAAGGATATGCGGGATGAAACGGAGAACTTGTCGGAGGCCGTTGACAAACAAAAAGTTACATTCAAGGCTCAGTCTGACCTTCTAAGAAATCAGTTAAATGCAGCACTTATTGATTTAGGAGGAGAAATACTTCCGGCTGTTTCAAAAGAAATGAGTTTTTTAACGGGCCAGGCTGGTATGCTAGAGGATGCTATCGATCGACCAATTTTCAAACCAAACAGTGATTTAATTTCTTTTTTCAATGTTATCGCCGATGGTATTAGCTACACAGCACAAGTGATAGACGACCTTTCTACAAAATTTAAAGTAGCACAAGTGTTTTTCAGCAAGTCTCCATTCGAACGAGTCTTTGGAAAAGATAATGGAGAGGATAAAAAAAAGGTTGCCGAAATTGTTGATGCTTTCGAGAAAAGAACCGGAGACAGAAAGGCGGAGAGGGTGAAGAGAGATCTTCCAAGGATTGATTTTGCGGCTGCTGAGGCAAAAATAGCAGAAGGAGAAGAACTCCTTGCGCTGCGACAAAAGACACTTGATGATATCGCAAAACTTCAAAAGGAGTTCAGGTTCAAGGAGATGTCAGATGGGAAGCGAGAGTTTCGTGAAAAACAAATTGAGGAAGAAAAAGACAAAGTCAATAGTATCAAAAACCTGGAAGAATTAAAAAAGGTTTCCGAAGACTTCAAGACTCGTTTTGGCATAGACTCTGACGAAAACATAAAGAGTCAAAAAGAAACAGCAACCGCGGCAGAAGAAATGGTAAAGACAATCTCTACTGGGTATTCTAATCTTGAGACTCGAGTAGGAGATTCTGTAGATGATATCGTTGCCAAAAACAAAAAGCTCATGGAAGAACTTCAAAAGTTCAGAGCTTTGACCGCCGGGGAAGGACCAGACACGAGAACGGATTTTGAAGTTGCGGCACAGGCGAATATACCGGATCCTGCTGCTGGTGGGATTCTTACGCCTCCGAATGCAGACTTCAACCCACAGTATCCAGGGCGCGCACTCAGTAGGATACAAGACAACGTCAGGGAAAGAGGCGGTGGGTCCACTCTCACTGTAAACTTCAACAACCCTGTAATTGACACTCCAGCCCGAGAGGCAACATTAATTGAAAGGTTGAAAATCGGACTCGGACGAGACTTTGCTAAATCTAACCTTGCAAGCGGATAATGTATAATACAATTCTTTTTAACGGCTCGCTTTATAACGGAAATTTTAACCTCGGAGGAATCCTTACGTCCACAGAGGATATTTCTTTCAATGGATTTGGTCTACAGAATAACAATATTATCACTTCAAATATAAATGTTGAGGATATTGAGAGGGACTTCCAAACGGTCCCAGTGCCTAACGGTCATGGACAAATATTAAACTCTGACTTCTGGCGGTCTAAAAGGATTGTTATCAGTGGTGTTTTAACTCATTCCACTCGAGCGCAATTAGAGGATTTGATTTTTAATTTCAAAAAAGCCCTGTCGGTCCAGTCAAAAAACTTCGATCGCCTGATGGGGGATGGTTCAAAGCGAAGATGGATTTGTACTGCCACAAATGTGAAAGTAGATGCTTCACAGCACTACGCGATCACTCGTGCGACGTTTTCTGCTTCTTTTGATGTGTTGGTTCCGTTCGGGCAAGACACGTCATACACAGCAAAGAGTTTCACGGTTTCGGATCTTATTTTTTCCGAGATTTTGGAAAACACCGGAAACGCCCCGGCGAATCCTGTTTTTATTTTAATTATTACCACGGCAGACACGGTGTCTGCGATAAATATCAAGAACAACACAACCAACCAGGAGATTGAAATCACCGAAACAATAACCGCCGGAGATGTGTTGATATTCGATTCTAGCACAATGACGGTGACACAAAACGGAACAGAGATTGATTTTGATGGACAGTTCCCTATACTTGACCCCGAAAGTAACTCCTACACAATCACGGCAACAGGAACGTCGATTGCGTACGAGCTCACTGCCAAAACTTTATCCAAATACTTATGAGTGGTATCATCCCGATTCCGAAAGACAACGCTTCTGCACAACTCAGTGCTGGGATTAATGCGAGTTCTTTATCAATTGTTCTTGGCGCTGGCGAAGGAGCAAGCCTTCCACAACCAATAAACGGATCGGCGACGAGTCTGGGCTCTTCTATTCTTTTGAATTGTACCGGAATTCAAGCTCTCGGTGTGGCTGTGGGCGATTTTATTTATAATTTGACTGATAGCACCCCTGCGACAGATACGTGGAGCATGGCGGTTGTAACGGCTGTTTCTGCGGATAGCGTGTCAACGACTCCTC